CGTTCTTGATAGTCACGTAGATCGTAGCTGTTGGTGTTGCACACTACCTTGTCACCTACAGCGACGATGCATTTGTTCTTCACCTCCCACTTGTTACGTGGCAGTTCGATCTTGTCCTTCATCTCCTTGTTGAACCTAGATTGCAGGATGCTATTCAGTCTGACTGTGCCGATGTCTGACTTTCGTGCCGGGCTGATGATTTGGTTGTCGATGTGTGACCAGTCGGTGTCTGTTGTTTCAAGGCGGCTATATAACGTATGGAGTACAGCATCACCGAGATGCACACCAACGTCGCTATTGCTAGTGAAGTACTGACCGCGAGTGATACGACGCGCTGTTTCAATGATGCCATTGCCCTCTGCCTGTCTGTAGATGTTGTTGAGTGTGATGGTGTTAGGCATAGCGAGACAGCGCGAGAACGGGGAGGTGGGGTCTGCGAGGTCGTTGTTCTCTATAGGTGGTAGCTGACGCACGTCACCGAATGTACGCAAGCAACCGCTGCTGGGTATAGCTGCAACTAGGTCGCGGTGTAGTGCTGTTGACACCATCGCGTACTCATCAACGATGACGATGCGGTGGGGGAGAGGGTTGCCGCGTGTGTGTAATGGTGCGCTGATGGTTGTAGCTTCACCTGTTTCTTCATCCATGTCAGGACGGTTGAAGCCGAGTAGCTTGTGGATGGTGTGTGCTGGGTAGCCGGTAGCTTCGCGGATACGGCGGGCTGCTTTGCCAGTAGGTGCGGCGAGTGCGAAGGGTATCTTGTTCGCTGTGAGTATGTCACATGCCTGCTTGATGATGGTGGTTTTACCTGTGCCTGCTTCTCCTGTCACGCTGACCAAGCGTTTGTCACGGTCAACACACATGTCAACAGCACGCAGTTGTTCTGCATCTAGCTCCATTGGGTATGTCCTTATACACTGCTATGTTTCGCAGCTAGTTATACTGAGTATATCTAAAGCAAACGCCACGCACATCAACGGGAGGAAGCTGTGCGTGGCGCTGCTCGTCAATCAGCCGGAGGGCATCTAGCCGACTGACGTAGCTCCATCGTCTTCACCACCACGCTTGTTGGCAATGACTTCATGCTTGATACGTGTGAGGCCGCTGTTGGCGTACTCAGGTGTGTCAAGGAACTCGACCACCTTACGCGCATCGGACATGATGCGATCCACCTGTAGCTTGGCACCGGGGATGACGTTGCCACTTTCGTCAGTGACACGCACGAAGAAGTGGAAGGTGCGCTTCTGTGGTGCGCGGTCCTTCAGCTTCTTGGAAGCAGATGAACCAGAAGCGGAACTCATAGAACGTGCAGGAGTAGCCATAGGATATAATCCTCTTGTAAGAGTTTGAAGGAAGTGCTAGGTAGCCTGCGTTGAACAGGCCACCTAGCTAGTATGACACAGCGTAGTTAGAGAGGCAACACCGAACCCACTTCAGCGCGTGGGTTCTTCTCAAGGTCCGTACCCATACGGATGCGAGCGCGAGCTTCACGACCTGCGAAGTCGTTAGGATCGACTGCATTCGACATAGGCACACCGAACGCTTTGCACACGTTACGCATACGCCAGCGGTCGGCGGGGATGTCACGAGCGACGACGTTCATGGTGAACGTAAGCTCGTCAACACCATCACCCGGTTCGAAGTCAGCAGGAAACTCCGAGCGAGGGACTTGCAGCGTGAGTGTCAACATGGGGTTGCCACTCGATGCAGCGATCTTGTCCATCGCAGCGGTGCAGATGCACTTGTATTCTCCCGGTGGGAGTTGCGGAGGCGGTTCTGCATCCGCAATGTTAGCACTGAAGTTAAGCAAGGCCATTATACAATCTCCTTGTGTTGCAACGGCTTTAGGTTGACACACCACTGGCGGGCGAGCAAGCCGCTATAGCTAGCCCGTGTGGATAGGAGTACTACTAGATGTAGTACGGCTATTTCGGAACTGGTAACTTGACGTGGTTGCCTTTGGTGAACGCGGACCACCAGTCAGCTATAGTAAGACCACTGCATGTGTTCGCGTTGTAGCGCCACTCGAATGCTGTGTTGCCTGTCATGTCGAACATGCGCGACTTCATCGGACTTCTAAATCGCTCTGGTCGGATGGCGATGTATCTCTTACCACCCTGATCACGCATGTTCCACACCTCAGAGATGTCCTTACTAGTAATGTTAGGCAGTTGTCCACCTAACAACATCGACACACCAACGATGTTACCGTCGCTGTTACGGTCGGCGTCTTTCTCATGGGTGATGAAGACGACATGCTTGTTGAGCTTGCTAGTTATACGGAGTATATTTGATACGAGTGCACCGACATAGATGTTACGTAGTCCGTAGCCCTGCATACCGGGGTTCTCTATGGTAGACTTAGGTGCTACGCGCACAGCGTGTTGGAGTGCGTGTTCAGAGAACTTGGTTAGGCTATCTACTATCAACGTGTCGAAGTCGTTGAGCGATTGGTATAAGCCATAAGGGTCAGGCTTAGTGCCAGCTTGTACGATGTCTACAGAACTCTCACCTGTCAGGTTGATGCGTTGCCAGTCAGGCATGTTGCGTATAGACATGTCACCATCGGGGTCAAGCATGAGGAACAGCTTACGACCCGGTGCTGTAGCTGCGAGTGTAGTCTTACCACAACCAGCATCACCCCATAGTATCATCGACAAGCGACCAAGTGTGTCAGTTGGTTTTTCTATCTTCAGTTCCACGTGCTACCTCCATCTCTAAGCGTTTGATCGCCTGTCGTATAGTAGTACGAGCTTCATCTAACACGGCGATGCGTTGGTTAAGATCAGCTAAACTCTTGTAGAGTTCTTCACGTGTTATCTCTGCGTCTTCCATGCTTATTGTCATGGGTCTAACGTTTCAGTTAGAGGGGACCAACGTTGTGTTGTCATCTCGTTGTCGAAGATGTGCTTGCGTTGTTCTTCACTCTCACAACACAGCGGGATGAAGCTACAACTACGGAAGTAGCGATTGCATGAGTGAGTGTACATCGGTGCGTTGGTAGGGTCGCCTTCGTACAACAGGATGATGCCTAGTGTGTGACGTACCCAGCGTTGCCACTCGTTGAACGTTTCTTCGTTGCGCGTGGTGGGGTAGCGCATGATGCCATCGGTGTAGGTGGATGCTTTTGGTACAGGTAGTTGTAGTCCCCACATCACGACGTTGCGGATAGGTATACCGAGTATACAACTCATCGCAATACAGTAACCAGTGACCTGATTAGAAGTGTCGAAGCTATTACTCCACACAGTGTCAATGCGACTGCCAGTTTTATTCTCGTGGACCTCTGGTGTAGGATCAGAGGGTCGCAGAGTATCAATACAGACAGCATCAACCCTGCCAACGAAGCGAACAAGAGGCTTGTCATCATGGTCGTGTAAGGTAACATCGAACGGAACCTCTACACCGATTTGCGATGCATCGTCGTTGCAGATAGGAATGAAACGTCCAAGAGGATACCGCTGCACGTATGAGATAGCCGCACTCTCAAGGTTAGCTTGTGTGCGTCGATTGTCGCGTGGGTCATCGTGGTAGCCTGATGTCTCAAGGAGATTGAGACACATCTGCATACATCTTGTTTCGGCATCCTCTGTGCTGTCATAGTAAGCGAGCGCCTGCGACCAGCGATGAGGATATTCAGCATTGTTAAACATCCTAGATGCATAATCGTGTATTCGCGTTATGTTCTCATCTCCCTCCCGTTTTTGGGAGTTTCGGAACGTAAGCAGATCAAAGAAGCGACAAGCCGCGAACACATCATGCATAGCTCTGCCCGCTTCCAATGGTAGCACACGCTCTGTTCCTGCCGATAGCTTCTTACCATGCCATGAGTTGATGATCCCCCAACGTGGGCATGTGTTGACAGCGGACATGGTTGAGTAGTCAACCCAAGGCAGCGTCATGTCTGTGGTTGGTTTGATGATCATTCGATTGGCTCGAAGTTGTCAGCGAAGTACTTAGCTGCGATGAGCCACTTATCATCGTGGTTCCACGGATTGCGAGCGATCATGTCGCCCGGTCTAGGTGAGCCAGCTTTGCGATCTTCCTCACTGACACTTATGTTTGACATGTCGAAGCCCTCTGCCCACGGTGTCAGTTCAGCAATCTGCTTACGTCTATACTGAGTATACGTTGGCATCTTGTTCTCCATCTCAGGGTCTTGTGACTTGATAAATGTGCCGCAACCCTCTGTCTCGCAGTAGAAGTACGGGCCTATACCACCGCCAGCCATACCGTAACCAGCTTCCAACCTCTTACCGCACTTTGGACATTTCATTGTGGCTTCTCCGGTGTTACGTCAATCACACCATGAAAGCGTTTGCGTACTTCCTCCCAATCACCACGCAGCTTCTGCCCAACAGTAGCTATGTCAGCTACGATGTCTGCCATCTTGCTCACTACCTTTGTGATAGCTTCCATCTCCTGACGCAGCATCTCGTTGTCTTCACATAAGCGTTCGAGCACCTTGATGGTGCCTTGTTCCATGCCTTCCACACGTAGCGTGTGTCGCACATCACGTGCACGTTGTACGTAGTTGACCATCATTCACCTCCTGTCTTTGTGATGTCTACATCTGTGTACTGTAGATGCAGCGC